TTGCTGAACGCAAACGTTTCCAGTTTTTGATACCGGCAGTGAAAACGAGTACAGCTAAGCCGATAGTTGCGGCTGCTGCAACGCCTAAAGTGATGATATCTGTTACGCCTGTGACATCCATAATATTTTCCTTTTTTTAAGTTACTTTCCGGAGATAGTTAAATACAAAGCAAGTGACCCAGAAAGCTAATGTCGCTCTTGCTAGGGCTAAGACATCAGATGATGTCAAAGGTGGTAATCCAAGACTGTTATCTTGGTTTTCGTTTTCATCAGTTCCAACGATTATGCAATCGTTGTTTGAGTTAGTTTCGTATCCTGCTGGGCAGGTGTAATTAGTGATACTTGTTATTGCGGTGTTAAAAGCACTCACGTTAGGGTCAGAATGGTCAACACGGCAACTAATGGTAGTATTAGAAATGTAAGTGTAACTCGAATTAAGGTCAGCAAAGTCATAGCAAGCCTGCTCTGGTGAGAATGTGTAAGAAAGAGTGTGGTGAACTCTATACCCATTAGCAGAGTATGCAATTGTTGGTATGAATATTAAGCTAATGAATAATAGAGCTTTCATAGTGCTACTTGACGATGCCGCTTACTACGGTAATGAGACCTGATTGACCCGGTCTATTTACTGTTAATACTTCTATATCACAAGGATAGTCAAGAGATAAAAATTGAGCTACGGCCTCAGGTAACAATTCAATTTCTAGTTGTCTAAAGCCTTTAGCTTGAAATGTGCTATTTTCGTTTTTTGATGAACGTAGTTCCGTAAGTGAATTTAGAAATGCCATGTCGTAGTCATTGCCTGACTCGCGGCCTTTGCCGAATCTTCTAGTTACGCCTAAAACGTGTAATTGCATGTCGATTTTCCTTTTTTTTAAGTTGATACGATGATTAATGGATAATAGGACTCGTTTGTACTGTAAAAGTCCACTGGTTCACGATTTGACAATGTTCTGATGATTCCAGAGAGGAACATTTCAACAGATATGCCGATAGTGATAGGTAGCCAGCCGGTAACGAATGGCGGGGCTTGAATATTGGTTGATGAATAACGGCGTTTGTTGAACTTGACGCTATCATTTTTAGTGATGTATTTAGCAAGATAATTAGCAATTCTTTTTGGGTTCCATGAATTTTTATCTATTGCCCTTGGGCTTGTAATGTCGATGTTGCCTTCTTTAACAACGTCGCGCCAAAGCTTTCTTACTTTGTTGACTGGGAAAAAGCCTGATATTGCCATGTGAAAGTGCACTGCACCGCGCTTTTGAAATTCTGGAACGCATATATACTGCCAACTTTCATTGAATTCGGATTTCATCTTACGACTGAATGCTTTTAGGTCTGTCCATGCTTTGTCTAAGTCAGTTATGTTTTCTCGATATGTCAATGTCAGCATTCTGTCTGCATTCATCATCATTGATTTATATCTGACTTGTTTTTTTGCTCTAGCTTGAAGAACCAGATTATTCATTTCTGATTTTTCCGTGTTATCTCTTTTAGCACCGCCACCCTTTCTTATCGATTGGTCTGAATCTAGCTTTAGTGCTATGCATTCGACATCACCAGATGTGAAAGTAAGAACTTTTGTATACCAACCCTTTCCCGTGTCGCGACTATCTGAAAAGAACGAGCTTATTTCATGCAGTGTTCTTTTTTCAGTTCCATTTTTTCTGTTAGTTTCAGTAACTTGCTCACCGCTGTGATTAAGTGTTCCCAATTCAAGTCTAGCCAATTCGCTACGCTCATCGGCCTTTTTTAATGGGTATCCATCAGAATCTAGCTCATATGAAGAATTAGCGGCCATCAGGATGCCTGCCATTGCAGAAAGTAAGAAAGTTCTTCTTGTGTTACATCTTCAACGATTATCATTGCTGAGAGCGTTGCAAACGGGGAATCATCGACTTCATCACACATATAGTCAGTGAATTCCGAAAGATTGAGTTCTGAATAGCGCAAGACGACAGCCAGTAATTGACAGTCCTTGCTTATTATCTGAGTTCTATAGGTTTTCATAGCCGGTTTACCTTGTTAATGCCAACAAAGGGGCGAAAGGCAACCGACTAAAGAAACCCGTCCCAATGCTGGACTTAAATCGTGTGTGTTTTGTCGATTGCGATAGTTCATGGCCAGACTATAGTCTAGTCATTTTATATTATGCAATAGGCAGTCTATAGTAAATGGCTATAGACTACAGTCTAACCATTGAGGATTAAAGACCATGAAAAGCTACGAATACATAGAAAAAGTAAAAGAATTCAAAGGTTTGGATA